AGGCATTCCATAAAATACTAACGCCATTAATACATCTTCAAAAAATATTTCTGCTGTTTGAGGTCTAGCTATATATTCTAGAAAAAAATGATTAGGTGGTGCGTCTTCCATGGAAAACTTAGTCAATCCATGAAGTGCACCTTTAGAACCTTGACCGTCAACAGTACCAGATATATCATAACTGTCACAGCCAAAAGCACCCATGTGTTCATTGCCGGGTTTTTTACCTTGTGGTGTTTGTATTACTTTGTTTTGCAAATGTGATGGTGGTACCCAACTAACATTAAATCTACCCTTTTTATCTGGATAAAATATTACTTTAGAATCTTTAATACCATTTACCCATTGAAAATTACCAGAAGTTATAGCAGAGCTATTGTTAACACCTTCGTTGTAATCTATTTGTTCGTATATTTTTGTTAAGTTAAATATACTATTTTTAGTTTCATCTCTAAATGCATGCTCCTCTGTTCTAGGAAACTGCCTATAAAATTCATTTAAAGCATCAGGATCATTTTTTAATCCATCAACTTCATTCTGCCAATGCTCTAATATACCTATATCTATGTATTCACCAAAAGGTCCTTTAACTTCTTTATCTGGCGTATCAAATACTGGCTGACCATATTCATCAATAAACCCTTCGTAATTCCATTCCATAGGAATAAAAAGACTATAAAGACCAGAGCTAGTTTGCCCATTTCTATTTCGTTTAATAACATCGGAATCTCTGTATAGTTTCTTAAAATTTCCACCACCTTTGTCTAATGAGTTAGATGTACTACCCATCATACATTTTCCGATTACTCTACTACCTAACCTTAAGGTTGTTTTTGTGACCCTCCAATTGTTGAGGATATTGTTTGGTTTTTCCCACTTCCCTGATTCATCATGTATAAGGAGTTTAAGTTTCTCCCCATCGTAGGAGTTATCTCCTGTATTTTTCCAGTCGATTGTGGTGTCCAAGCCTTGTAGATCTTCTGGTTTGTCTGTGCTCGTGATACTCCGTCTGGTAAGTTTTGATGCTGGGACTCTGAAAGCAAGTTCTGTTTTAGGTCTATCCATACCATCTTGGATCGGTTTAAAGAAAAAAGGGTAGTTGACGGATATAGGCACCACTTTGTCGGTGAACATTTTCTTAGCATCGGGACCGGACTTGGACAAAATCCCGTAGCGTGCATCACTGGATATTGTTGCCAGATTAACGGTTTCACCACTTGCCATGAAAGAGAACCCTGACCGTCTATTCTTAAGGTAACACATTCCATAACATCGAAAATCGGCTTTACAGGCTTCCCAAAAGATGTAGAATAATCTATTGGCTTCACGAAAGTCTGGCTTGCCGACATCAATTTTACTCCATTGCAAGTACATGTAATGAGTACCAGTAATATAAGTAGGATTACTGTTGTTATAGTACCATAAGCCTTCCTCTCGAATTTTGAACTCATTCTCTATATATTCTATGTATTTTTCTTTAAAATCATTAGGGTATTCTTTCCAATCAAATATTGTTTTTATCTTATTAAGCTCTTTAGGATACTCAGTATACTCCCATTTATTACTTTTAAATTTAACAACATTACTTTGTTTGGGTAAGGCTATCTTGAGATTTTGTATCTCATATATCTCCCCAATCTGACCGGTCTTACTAATTACAACAACATCATGTTCTTTGTTATAACCATACCTCCATTTCTTAGACTTGTTAAGCCTTGATATTGTATTTAATTTAATTGGAGTTACAACCTTATATAAGGTTTGTTTATACATATATTAACCTTTAGTAAAATACCCATATTCAGCAACTATTGTTCCACTAGAAGCTTGAAGTTGAACACCTAAAGAATGACCTCCAGATGGGAAAAACGCAAACTCTCCAGCTGCTAATTTCCCAAATACAACATCACCAGTTAATTCTATGTTTAATGTTGTTGTTACTGCAGTTGACCCATCTGAAGTCCCAGTATGTTTTATATACATATAATAAGTTTGACCATCTGTTGCTGGTTGAATTATATTATTAACACCAGTAGTTGAAACTGTTATTTTTGCAATTCCTATATGTGGTGACACCACTGTTAATGAATCTGTTACAGAAAAACTTAAAGTATCTGAACTTATATCTGTACTTGATAGTGTTAATGTGGGTGTTAATGTTGCCATATTTTTTTATTTAGATCTTTTTTCTGCAAAACCACTAAATGATACACTTTGATTTGTATCAAATGGTATTTTGTTTTCTATTATGTTTTCTTCTTCTTCTATTCTTTTAAGTATTTCAAACGCATCAAAGATAGCTAATTTCTTTGTTGCAGCAGCATTTTTTAATCTATCAGCAGATATATCATCATCTGAATCAACTATAGCTTCTTTAGCTACTTTAATTAGTTCTTCAACTGCTACTTGCCCAGCTTGGATTATACTCTTCTTCGTTTCCTTGATATTCATATTTAATTGTAATTTGACTAGTTAAAACTCTATACAGTCTTTCACCGTCAATAATAAATTCATAAGTGCTCGCAGGTGTAAACCCAACTAAGTCACCTTCTTTTAATCCAAACTTTAAAAGTGCTTTGTTGCTTTGTTTTAAAACACCTACACATTCTTTTTCTTTATCTGAAGAAAACTTATCTGTAGACTTTATAGGTTTTACAAAACAAAAACCATCTGTAGCAATCCATTTATCACCTCTTTTGTAAGAAAATATTTGATCTTCTTTTACACAATAAGTGTTTTCATCTATATAACTTCTACTATTTTTTTCTTCAGCTTTAACATTATGCCATCTCCTGAATATATTATGATGAACTATTACTTCATCTCCAACTTGTATTTTAGTAGGTACAGCTATAGGTATTGATTTTACTATAGCTTTTCTACTAACATACTGATGATTATATATTTCTGTATTAAGTATAAGTGTTTTACCCCCTACTTTTTTACTGTTGTTATATCTAGACTTTTTGGGTGATATGATAAAATCATATATACTCTTCATTAATACTCTAGATTATATTCAACAGATATAGCCATATTCTTATTGAAGTTTTTCCAGATAATAACATCTTTATTTTTTTGTATGTAGATGTCATACCCTTCATCTTCTTCGATTATGTTACAAATCTTATGCCCTCCATAAACCTCTTGACCTACAGAGTAATGCATAGATTCGTTTTTATAATCTTTACCAATACTAATTTTACGTATCAGCTTTGACATCTTCTTCTTCTTGTTCTATTGGAGTTATGGTTCCGTCTACAATATTAACATTCACCTTACCATAACTTTCTTCTAGTTTGTTTTGAAAGTCTTTAAGACTTTTTTGTATTTCAGCTACCTGATGAAGTATCATGTGCTTTTGAGTTTCAATCTGACCAATTTGATTTTGACCGTTATTAATCTCTTTGACTAAACTTTGTATTGACTCTAACTCTTCTTTTTTTATTTTTTCTACTTTACTCATTTTAAATTTAATTTAATTATACTTGTTGATATTACTATTACATATATAGTTTATTTTTTAATTTTTTAAGTATGTGTTCCATCACCATCTGTTATTGTCCATCCTCTACCAACTAATGTTGTCCTAGCATTTTGACCTGCAGTATCTGTTAGTTGAGCACTACCAAAGTGTGCTGTTACATTACTTTGTGTTGATTGTGCTGCCCAACCTATAATTGTAGCTTTATAGTTAGCATCTGAAAGAGCAGATCCAATAAACATAGTATCCATACTTGTGACACTACTTATATCCCAAGAACTTAAATCTTGATTGAAAGAAGAAGCACCACTAAACATATTTCTCATATCTGTTACATTACTAACATCCCAAGAATCAATATCTTGGTTGAAAGAAGTGGCACTACCAAACATACCAAACATATTCGTAACATTACTCACATCCCAATCACCAATTCCTTGGTTAAATGCTGGAGCATTATTAAACATGTTTGTCATGTTTGTTACACTGCTGACATTCCAATTACCAATACTCCCATTAAAAGAAGTAGCGTTAGCGAACATTCCAGTTATATCTGTTACATCTGCCATATCCCATCCATTTAATGTCTGATTAAATGATGTAGCACCAGAAAACATCCCTGACGTGTCTGTTACACTACCTGTATTCCAAGAATTACAAGGTTGATTAAAAGAAATGGCACTATTAAACATGGAGTCCATATTCGTTACATTACTTACATTCCAAGAATTAATACTTTGATTAAAAGAATTAGCAAACATAAACATTTGATTCATATTAGTTACACTACTCACATTCCAACTTCCTATGTCTTGGTTAAAAGAAGTAGCAACTCGAAACATCTTAATCATATTTGTTACATTACTCACATCCCAACCAGTAACATTGCTATCGTTAAAGTTTGATATATCTTCAAAGCAACTTTCTAAACTTGTGCATCTTGAAAGATTTGGTGTATCACTAGCACTTATGTTTAAACTTGTACTTGCACCTTTTAATTTTAATTTTTTCCATTGTGTATTCCCCCAAGCAGATATATCGGTTATATTAAAATTAGTTAATGTTAACTCTGGGAATGTTGTTGGTTTTGATGCTGTCATATTCCCATTATATGTACTTACTGATGCACCACCACTATTATCTGCTATAGTTCTTGAAATTTGACTATTGCTAGTTATACTTGTCGTAGCACCATCACCCCAAGTCCAAGTGGCATTATATTCACTAGAAGTTCCAGCAAAATCTATAACTGCTGCATAAGTGCTGCCGGCAGGAAAAGTATAAGTGAATGAAAATGGTGTGCCAGAAAGTGGATAGCCTCTATACTGATCAGATTTTGTTATTTGACTTAAATTAGTTATAGTTCCACCTGCATAATCAGGGTCAAATAAATTTACATCTGAAGCTGCAATTAACTCAGAAAACTGAGTATCTCCATCTACAGCCCCATTATTACCTTGGTCTATTGCACCTTGTATGGTAGTAGTGTCACTACCATCTGTAGCACCAAACATACTAAAATTTCCACTAGTAGGTACACCCATGTTACTTAAGTTTTTCTTCTATAGATGTTAATCGTTTTTCAAGTTCAAGTATTGCTTTGTGCATGTGAGCTACAACACTTCTATCACTCATAGATAAATAACCTTCATTGTTTTGGTAAACCGCATGAGGGATTACCTCTTTAACTTCTTGAGCAATAAATCCCGATTCTTTTTCACCACCTTTAACGTAATTATAAGATGTGAACTGTTTTATGACTTCAATACCTTCTTTTATTGGTTCTATTTCAGACTTTAATCTTCTATCCGATGTAGTTATAAAATTAGATGCTGTAACTGTACTTGTACAAAATATTTTTTTAGCAACACTAATACCACCATCAACAACTAAAGCTCCATCAGTTGCATCAGTTGCATCAGTTACATCATCAACATTTAGCTTACCTGTAACCGTTAGATTATCACTAACTGTTGTTTGTGATGTTGTATGACCTATTGTCACAGCTGTACCAGATGTTACACCTAATAATATAGATCCAGCACCAGAACCACTATTTAATGCATCTATAGTTAATGTTTTAGCACTACTACTATTAGCAGTCATTGTTATATTCGTGGTGTCGGTTGAGTCTATAGATAAAGTTGTTGCATCTATTTCTGCTTCACTTGAATTTACATCTAAACTACCAGTAGTAGTAAGCTCTATAGTTCCAGATCCAGAATTAATATCTATACCATCTGAATCAATAGTTGCGGCTCCTGTAGCATCTAAGGCAAATGTTGTTCCAGCACCCATAGCTATACCACCAGCATCAGAAAGTAATTCTACACTATTACCAGCTGTACCTTGATCAGCGTGTATTTTAATGGTTTCTGAAGTACCACCGTTAGCGTGAAGTTTTATTGCATTAGCTGCATTTTCTGTAGAAGAAATATTAACTGAAGATCCAGTGGCTGTAATGTCAATATCTTCTCCGGCTGCAGCACCCGATGCTAAAATATCTATACCACCTGCTGTAGATTCTATTTTAATTGAATCTGAAGTGCTTTCACTAGAAGTTATATTAACTGCTGACAATACACCAGATATATCTATATCTTCACCTGAAGCTCCTCCATTTGTAATATCAATTCCACCAGCTGTAGTTACAATTTGTAAGGCATCTGCTGCTGTTCCTGAAGAGGACAGTATTAAAGAAGAATCTCCACCACCATCAACAGATACAGTTAAATCTTTAGCGTCACCACCTCCGGTAGTAACAGTTATGTTAGATGATACAGCACCTGAATCTATTGAAAAACCTCCTGAAGCATCAATCTGTAAAGTCGATGCATCTATATCTATCGGTTTGTCTTGATGAGTTCCTATACTTATGGATGTTGCTGAGTCTACAGTTAAAGCTGATGATGAGTCTATGTCAAGTTCTCCAGTTATTGTTATGTTAGAGTTTGCTTCAGCATTTAATGTTATAGCACCACTAGCATTTACATCTACTAAGGTTGTGTTTATTTCTACTTCATTTGTTGCATTTAATTCAAGTTCATCATCAGACACTAAATCTAATATTCCGTTTGCTGATTGATGTATAAAAGTTCCAGTATCACCAAACTCTAACTTAGAATCTGTATCAATCTGCAAAACACCATCTCCATGAGTTACAGTTACATTGCCATTATTAAAGTTGATAACTGAAAGAGAAGCTAAGAATAAATCTGACCACATAGCATCATCAGCACCTAAAGCTGTACCATCACTAGTTCCGGGTGTTAATGCATTTTCTTTAAGTATTAAATCTAGAGCATTGTTTACTGTAAACCTTATTTGATTATCTGTTGTAAAACAAATCTTATCTGTAGAATCTCTACCTACACATAGACCAGTATTTAATATGCTTGTGATTGTTGTTTGTAAGGGATTTACTTTTATTGTGGGGGTCGCACCTTCTCCTGAGTTATTTAGAAGTTGTATTCCATCACCAGCTACTAATGATTCAACGTAGCTACCTGAAGTGTCGGTACCTAATGTTACATCTGGGAAAGTTACACTTGATACACCTGATGAATTTACTGTAACAGGACCGGATATACCGGCAAATATAAATTCTTTTAAACTTTCAAGTTTAAAGTTTTTTGTAGTTGTGTTACTAGAATCTGTACCAATTACTTTATCTGTATTAGAAATAGTACTATCTAAGTCGTAAGTTGATATTCTAGCCATTTATTTTTATTTTGCGCTTGTTCCGTAATAGTATGCAAATATGTTACTTATAACAACACCTTCTACCATACCCATTAAGTGTACAAACAAATCGTTTTCAACTACAGAGGGTACATACACAACTGCATATATTATAAAAGCAAATGACATTAAACCAACTACTCCGGTCAATGTCATCATAAAATCTTTTTTACCAGTCTTAGCAACTTCTATCTCCCTGTTTCTAGCAGAGTCTCTATCAGCTACTTCTAGCTTATACATTTCAGCATGCTGCTTGTGTAATACTTTTTTATCTTCAACAGATATCTTAGGATCACTATCAATCATTTTACCTACCATACCCAATACTCCAGCATCAGGTAAAAGATCACCAGCAACATCTAATATTTTAGGTGCTAAACTTTTTAATAGTCCACCTAGTTTAGTATCTTTAAACTTTTTCTTTTCGTTACTATTACTCATCTATCTTCTTCTTCGTTTACCGTTTCTGTATTTTCTTTTACTGGTTTTTTCATAAGCTTCAGCCTCCCAAGGTAAATTATCTGACCCTTCTTTCATTTTCTTTCTTGAGTACTTCTTACCTTTCCAATAGACATTACCATCATCATAATCAAGGTCACCTCTTTTCATTTGATCAAGGTGAACTTTCTCATGTGCTATAGCCTCTTCTTTTAATTCAGGATTGTTTTTTACACTCTTATCTAAAAATATACTACCATCTCTATTAGCTTCACCTAATATACCTTTACCTAAGTTTTTATGAAGAATAGGTGTACCAGAGCTATGAAACCCTGCTACACCTTTCATTTTAAATGCCATAATTTAATTTATCTTCCAGTAACTCTTGAAAAACCTCCTAACTGTGAAGTTGAATTACTGTTTTTACCTTTTTTCTTTTTATCTTTCCCCTTTTTCTTTTTATTTTTCCTATCTATTTCTTTTTGAGCTAAACTTAATTTTTTCTCTAACTGTTTAGCACCTTGTGTTAACTTTCTTCTATCGGCAGCTGTTGCTGTAACATTTTTCTCATCAACTTTAATTTGTTGTCCTCCAGCTTTCCTAATTTTTTTATTTGCTTTTTGTTGAGCTTTAATATTCCTTTCCGCTTTCCTTCTTTCTTTACCT